TAAAGCTTCAAGGAATGCTTTTTTAAGATTATTTTTAGCGGCGGTAGCAGCTTTAGAAAGTTTAGATTCCTGGAATGAATCTTCATTTGATTCTGAAATTGTAGAAGATTCAGGTATACCTGATGCTGTGAATGTCTTTTGAACTCTTTCTGGAACAACACCTTCAAATCCTGGTGCTAATAAAACTGTACCTGATTTTAGAGCCGGAGCAGCAAAAACTATCTGTTCAATCCCTGAAACTGCTTCTGGTGGAACAGGTTTTCGTTGTGAGTTTGTCGTTACTGGATCTGAGATAAAGAATTCATCAAGATTTATTTTATCTTCAGAAGTTAATTGATGATATTCTTCACGATATTCAGGTTTCTTCTTTTCCATCAATTCTTCTTCTTCTTCTATGGCGTCTTCTTCTTCAATATCTTCATCTTCCATGTCTTCTTCCGAAGAATCATCATCTATATCGTCTTCTTCCATATCTTCTTCGTCTGACTCTTCTTCTTCGAGATCTTCATCTTCATTATAATCTTCGTCTTCTAATTCTTCATCTGAGTCAATTGGTTCTGATGGGGTAGATTTATCTTTGTCTACAGCGGCTGTAACTGTAACTGGGGCTGCTTTTATTTTTAATGGTTCTTTGAATGAGATGAGTAATTCCGTTGGGGTAAAGTATAAACTTCCCAGGATGACTTCTAATTTACCGAGATATTTTTTACCGATATTATAATTTTCTTTTAATCCTGGGATTAGAACTTTGATTACATCATTTGGTTCTCTTGTACATGGATATACGATACCTTTATCTGAACCGAAATCTGTTACAAGGAAACGGAACTTAGGTTTTGATTTAGGATCTGAAGTAGTTCCTTCAATTGACATTTTGAAGCTAAGTTCATTTTCTTCATTTAGACGTAGTTCTACTTTTGGGATTGGATTCATAGATTAGTTCTTTTTTCTGAGATAAGATTTAGGAAGTTACTCTTAACTATTGGTAAGACTTCTTTATTTTGATAAGTATTGTTTTCAAGTATACAAGAACCTACAAGTGCTTCATCTGAAAGTTGCTGAGAGGTATAATAGAAATCTTCTACTTCGACTATTATATTAGGTTTATCGGATACACCATGAGCTATGGTTTGTATTTTAGGAACTTGTAAGCTACCTTTTAATTTAATAGTTTTAGGAGCTGCCTGATGTTTTTCTAGTCTTTTTTGATTAAGAGTTAAGAGATTAGTTTCTACACTAAGATCCAATTTAATTTCTCTTCTTTTGCCAGCGCCGGAACCTCCAAGAAATCTAAATTTACTTTGAGGTTGTCCTGCGGGGGCACCTGGGAGTTCGATACCACCATCCCAGAGAAGAAGATCGTCCCAGAGGAAGTTGTCGTCATAGAGTTGCTCTTCATTTAAGAATCTTTCGAAAACTCGTTTCATAAGAATATCTTTTTTTCCTCATCTATAATAGATAGAGTTTGAAGAAGTTGTTTTTTTGTTTCTTCATATCCAAATATAATAGCTTCCTTAATAGATTCTTTTTGAAAGATCATGCTATCTGGATTTGGGATTCTAGATGGAATAAATATATTAATTTTAATATTATCGATAGTTTTTGCTGCACGAAGAGCTGTATAGCAATCCATTAGATATATTTGATCGCTCATTATTTCTGATGCTCTAAGAGCTACCCTTGGTGCGCTTACAAGAGTATATTCCTCGCCTATTCTTTCTCTTGTAGCTATTGGAGTAGTTAAAATTACATCAATTTCATCTGGTCTTTCTTTTAGGGCTTCTAGAATAGGAACCTGGTGACGTATACCTCCATCTACCCATTTTTGTCCATCTATTATTATAGGATCAAATATAAGAGGAAGATGACTACTAGCAAGAATATATTCTCTTATCTTTTCATTATTTCCGGGAATAGCAACATATTCTCCTGAATGAAGATTTACGCATCCAACAGTTAATACGGTTTTACTACCTATAATTCTTTGTTCATCTAAGAATTCTGTAACCAAAGCTCTTAATGGAGCTCCAGAGTATAGGCTTCCTTTTCTCATGGAATAGAGATAATTAATTGGTTTAATAGAAGACCAAGGAATATATATGTCAGATGTAGAATGAATATTATTCCATATATTTAACAATCCATGCATATTAGCTGCTTGTTCATCTGGCGGAAACATAGCAATCCAGGAAGCATTTAAGGCACCTACTGAGATACCGTGGACACTGTGCCATTTATGTCCTGCTTCAGCCAATGCTTGCAAAGCTCCAACTTGGTAACTTCCATTTGAGCCGCCGCCGGAAAGTACAAGTGCTCGCTTTGGTTCAGACATTTATTCCTCTCAGCAATTCATATCTTTAATTATAGAAATTTAATTTATAATACAAATAAAAGATATTTATTTTTGATGAAAGAATTTTTTAACAAACTAACTTCCGAATTAAAATCTTCAAAGGAAAATGAGTTTGTTTGCAAAGATTCTCAAATTAATTGGATTTTTAAAAATATTTGGAACATTAATATTATTTTGCAGAAATCAGATGTTGAATTAATAAAATTTGGCAGACATCTTTCTCTATCTTATGAAGGGCAACGTTTCATATTAAAAGAATATGGCAAAGAACTTACAAAGACAGAAAAAATAGAGTTTATAGAGCAACAAAAAATTAATGTTAGTTTTTCTTTTTCAGAAGGAATTATAAGACTTACAGGAACTGGATTAACAGATGGAACTTGGAAAGGAGTTGCGCCAAGAACCAGAGCAATACCTTTTATTTCTATCTCTAACGATAAAACAAAAACTTATATTGAATCCATAGAAGAAGGAGGGAAATTCTTTCAAATCTCTGATTCTCTAAAGAACATTGCTGGATTAAAATTATGGTTAAAATGGGATAATCCATGTGACTTATATCCTGAAACAAATAAAATTGCTTCCTGGAAAGATAATTCTGGAAATTCTAATCATTTATTACAAGAAGATATTCTTAAGGCTCCACAATTAGATTCGGATAGAGAAATGATTGAATTTAATTCTGGAGATATTTTATATAGCAAACCTTTTAATATAGATTTACAGAGAGATTTAAATTTAACAATTATGGCTGTATTCGAGATGTCGGAATTTGTCTTTAAAGGAGATAAACAAAGAGTTTTAACTCTAATAGATTCAAATAATAATTCTATAGACATGATCTTGGAGAAAGAAAAAGACCAGATTGGTAGATATCCGGAATATACAAATGTTACAAGAGTTTTTTGTAAACATGTTTTTAACATTTGCGGCAAAACTTTTGAAAATAAAAATTTTATTGACTTATTTATGGGTTATAAATTCTTAGACAGATTTATCGATAATGAAGTACCAGGTCCAAGAGTATTTCTCCTCTCATATCAATCTATTGAAAACAATAAGATCTTTATGAAAGATTTTAATTACCATAAAGACAAATGGTTTTCTCTAACAGAAACAAATGAAGAATTACAAATAAAAAAATCAAATGCAGCAAATGCTAATTTAATTCTAAATCCAGATGGAAATTTTTCCGGGAGAATAAAAGAAATTTTTATATTTGATAGAATATTTTTCAATTCATCGGAAAATAAAAATGAGAATTGGATCCTTCTATATTTAAAACAAAAGTATAAACTTAATGATGTTAAGTTTGTTCTAGATAAAAAATAATATGGAAATAAAAAAGAAAAGAAAAAAACCTAATGTCTTTGGATGGAAATGTTTTCTAGATAGTTGGAATCCTCCTCCAGATCCCAGTTGGATTCTTTTTAATTCTATAGAAGAAGCTATTAACTATTCAAATACATATGGAGAACCATATGAGATGACCTTAGATTTGGACAATCTAAACATTTTCAATGTTTATCTATTTCTAGATCATTTAAAAGAAAAGATACATCCTAAAGGATATGAATTGCCAAAAATATTTTCTCATTCTGGATCTATTCAAGAAAAAGAAAATTTAGAAAATTATATTAAAAATTGGGATAAGATAAAATAAAAAGAGAGGGGAGATTTCTCTCCCCTCTCCTAGATTAGATTACTTTACTAATCTACGTAGAAATTATCAAACGTAGGATAGTTCAGTCATACGAAGCTTAATAGCGGCATCCGTTACGCTGAATACAGCGTGAATTGCGCCAGTGTAGCCTTCTGGTAGTTCATAGTAACCATTGTTTACTAGTCTAATTGAGAAGTCAGAATTAGAAGCTGCGCCTCCGAGTTTGATATAGCATGTTGCGTTACCGTCCATGAAGAAGGTTGCATTCATACGATCACCGTTAGAAGCTAGTACTTCTGCGCTAGTTACACTTGCATTTGCAGTAGAAACTGCTGCGGAAGTTGTGTGCTTACGGACAATCCAATCACCAGATTGAACTGCGCTGATGCTATCAGTTGCACTGCTTAGATCACGAATATCAAGATCGGTTGCGGAAACAGTTACTGTTCCAAGTTGTGCTGCATCAATTGCTTCAACAGCAGCCTGGACAGCGTTAACGCTTACACCTAGACCATTGATTGCACCGGAGACAGCAGATAGGGTTGCTTCTGTTGCAAGAGAAGAAACGTCTACCATGTTATCAACAGTTACTACGTCAGCAGACGTAAGTGGGCGAATGTCAAGAGCAGTTGCAGTAACATTAAAGTTGCCAGCACCAGAAACTATAAGGATATCGTTTACAGAAGATTGAAGAACATTCTTGCTGTTGCTACCAAGTAGACCAATAAGAAGTGCGCCATTACCACTAACGTCGCTGTGGATAGAACCAGAAGCGGCTTGTAGGAAAGAGTTCCCTTCGCTACCTAGTGGAACGGTGACCATCTCGCCAGAGCCAGAGATTTGTGAGAATGGGATACCTTCATCACCATAAATGGTGATACTGTCAGTTGAGGCAGATAGAGCTACGTCAACAGCTGCATTGACAAGTAGTTCATTTGAACCGTTAAAGGTAAAGCGAGCAAGAGAGCTTGAAAGAGCAACTAGGTTGCCATTGTTTTCGCTCTTGAATGCATCAAGAGTTGCCTCAGTTGCGAAATCCTTGCCATCAATTGATGTTAAGGTTGCTTCTAGTTCAACTTTCATTGCGTCAATTGCACCGGAAACTGCTTGTAGATCAGAGCGATTGTCAGCTTTGAATGCAGCTAGCGTGGTTTCGGTAGCAAAATCAACTGCATTTAGCGTATCAAATTTGCTGCCTAGATCTGCGCCTAGAGCAACTACTGAGCCGCTGATTGCAGAAGAAGCATTATCAACCGCTGTTTCAACTGCACCAACAGAAGAATCTAGGGTATCAAGCTTACCGCCAAGACCGCTTTCCATTGCTACGATTGCACCGGAAACATCTGTATCGATGACTTTAAGCGCATTAGCATGAGCGGAAGATTGTTGAAGCATTACAGCTTCTGAGCCGTATACAGTAACACTATCGTCGGCATAGTTAAGCGTTACGTTAACGTCAGCGTCAACACGAAGTTTGCCATCAATATATTCGTTTTGAGCAATAGAGCTAGAAATTGCTAGTAATGTAGCTTCGGTAGCGAAATCTTTACCGTCAATTGATGTTAGAGTTGATTCTAGCATTGCACCAACGATATCAATTGCGCCAGAAACTGCTTGTAGATCAGAACGGTTATCGCTCTTGAATGCTGCTAGCGTGGTTTCGGTAGCAAAATCAACTGCATTTAGCGTGTCTAGTTTGCCGCCAAGGTCTGAACCTAGGGCGACTACTGAGCCGCTGATTGCAGAGGATGCATTGTCAACTGCCGTTTCAACTGCGCCGACAGAAGAATCTAGAGTGTCAAGCTTACCACCAAGATTTGAACCCATGTTATCAATTGCACCAGAAACATATGCATCATATGTCTTAAGTGAATTTGCACGTTCACCATCTTGTTGAAGAGCAACATCTGCTGAACCGTATACAAGGATACTGTCCGTTGAAGCAGATAGAGCTACGTCTACCGTAGCTTCAACCTTAAGTTCGCCAGAAGCGTTTAAATTAAGGAATTGAGCATTGCCAGATTCATCTTTTGCAAGAATGGCAACACCTGGTTGGTCTGAACCCATTGCTGAACCGGAAACAACTGCTACTTCGTCGCCAGCAAGGTTTTGTAATACTGAAATTGGAGATTCAAAACTCATAAAACACCTACATGTTTTTTATAAAAGCGTACCCTTTTCACACTGAATCATTTCAGGTGATAGGACAAACCTCTACACATATAAATATTTTATATTCAATCCTATATGACAGATCTGGTGCGAGAAACCTCAAACACTTTATTATAAGATATTACGTCATTTATCGTTCTTTTTAAAGAATTATCAGGAGTTCCAGAAAATAACTTCAAAGTAACTTGAGCTGGAATGATCTTATTGGCTCCATAAGTAAATTGTTTTTCAACTAACAATACAGCCTTTGAAGAATCTTTATACCATCTTACTTTTGAAGGTATAACAGGATTACCAGGAACATACTCTATCTCTCTATATCCACCATCCTGATGTTGTGTTTGAGTCATCAAATATAATTTGGTTATATAGTCTATAGAATTATTTACATTAGAATAATCAATACCAACTTTTGATTCTATAGCTTCTATGGAATCATTTAATTTACCGTGTTGTTCTGAATGACGTAATCCAGCAGCAGCATTCAACGGAGTTGTTGATGTTGGATTGATAAAGTTATCTAATGCTGTTGGAAATAAAATAGCCATAAAAAATTAACAGGAATCTAATATAAATATGAATAATATTATGTTTCCTGAGCTGAAACTATTTTTCATCCACGAAGTATTGATCTTTGACCATTAAAAGATTCAATTACAGCAGAAGATTCAACAAAAATATCTCCAATAAAAGGTGCTCGCACTTTCATTAAAGACACAAATCTTTCTGGAGATTCATTCATTTTACCGGCATCAATTACATTTAATCCATCAATTACATAACCACGAGATGGACCACGAAGTTCAAATTCTTTTCCTGTAGCATTTGTTATTTGTCCCATAGATCTTAAGAGAGGAATAGATACGCCATAGGCTTCAGATTGAACTTGTCTAAAGTATCTTGCTCCTTCTCTAATCATTACAACTTTAGCGCCGCTAACTTGATCTCTTGCCGATAATTGTCCAGTGATTTCTCTGGAAGCCATTACTCGTGGATCATCCATATTCGAGAAGCCGTCTATTTGAACTCCTAAGCTTCTCATTAATTGATTGGGGTCTTGTCCCTTCAGTCTTGCTTGAGTGACATGTAGAGGCTCGTAGTGAGGTTGTTGAGGCATCTGTTGTTGATGCTGTCCAGATGTCTTTTGCTGAAGACGATTTGCCCAATACTTTTTTTCCCAATCTGGTACGTCAGTCATATTCCTTTTCCATTGCTTCTTTTAATGAATAATTTTCGTAGCCTAATATTTCTATTAACATTTGTTCATTAATGTTTGCTCTGTTGAACATTTCTAACAAAACTTCATCTGGAATATTTTTATATTCTGTAAACATCCCTTTGAATCGACTCAATGCTCCGCTAATTCCTGAACCTATCTTTCCTAAAATTCCAGGTGGTGTCTGTGGCACATTTTGCGTAACAGCATATGGTTCTTGCGACTTCTGCGGAGATTTCTTTGGCTGCAATTCTTTAATCTTATTAAGAATTTCTATGAATTCTTTCTTTTTTGTGTCTTCAGTATCTCCTGGTTTATTTATTAATCGTAAATTATTGAGTTGTTTTCTAAAAGAATCACTTTGAGATTTATTTAGATATGGAACTCGATATTTCTCTAATGTATCCTGAAGTGTATCTATTTGATTTTGAAATTCTATACTCAATTGTATTGGGTCAATATATTTTTTTCCTAATACTCTTTCAATATACTGGGACATCCTAGCAACAATTTTTTTTTGGTTTTTATCTCCATGAATATTAACCATTGAATTAAATTTTTGATAAAAATCTCCTTCTTCTAAAGATTTTAGATATTCAACAATAGTTTTATTTTGCTCATCAGTGCCATTTGACATGACATTAGAGAAATTTTCTGCAATATCAGTTAAAGCTTGTTTTTTAACAGGTAAATAATTAGCATCATTAAATGATTCAATATCCCGTTTCAAGTTATTCAACGTTGCTGTCGGATTGTACCCAGATGAACCCCTTGTAGAATTTGATCGTATTGCTGGTTGTTTTGGAGTTTTAATTTCTATTTCATTTAAAACTTCTTCCATAAGAAGATGGATTGTTTCATCCAAATTTTTTGTTTTTCTTTTTTGTCCTCTTTTATTTATTTTATTATTAGAGAAGCTTAGAATCTTAGATTCTTTCGGATCCGCAAGATATTCTAAAAGATTTGCTAAATTTTTATTTCTTTTTTTGTTTATAGCTTTCATATCAATCGTATTCTTTTTCCATTGCTTCTTTTAATGAAAGAGTTTTTAATTGTAATGATTCTTGTAATTCAGCAGCTACTGCTGGAAATTCAGCCGTGCGCCTTGTCGCGTCGATTCTTCTTCTTAAAGCAGTAGGATTTTCTCCTCCTATTCCTCTCTCAATAGGTCTTGATTTTCGTAATCGATCTCTTAATGCTTCGACAGACCCTTTTATCGCTGATAATGGTGCTGTTACAGAAGGAACGAGCTCCTTATTTAATAGTTTTAACAATTCTTTTGCTCTGTCCGGAAAAAGTTCCTCAATCTTACCTGGAAAAAGTTCGTTAAAAATACGAAAAAATAAAATTTGCCATCCTTCATTACGAAATGTAAATTCTTCGAAAAATGAATCCTTTTCTTTACGTTTTTCAATCAAATTATTAAATTCAGTGTCGTTTTTATATTTTTCCCAATATGGTTTTATTGTATCTATAGTCACAGAACTGGTATTGAGCCCAGGTATAAACAATGATTTAAAAACAAGAAGCAAATTTTTTTGTTCGTAATCATCTTTTGTTTTTTGCATTTTTATAGGATCACAGATTTGGGTTAAAAAATAACTTACAATATCTCCTACCTCCTCTTGTTCCTTTAGTCCATCTAAAATAGATTTAATGGGAATCTTATTTGTTTCACTAGGTAAATTTTCAATTGCATTAAGATGAAATATTATTTTTTTACAGGCATCTGGTTCAATTGGAACTGGTATATTTTGGATTATAGATTTAAGTTTTGGTTCTCTGAAAAGTTCTGTATTTAAAAGTTTTTTTTGTTCCGTAGGATCCGCGCCCGACGCTATACGTTTAATATATTCACGTATAATTCTAAAATACGTATCTACATCATTCTTATTAATAGGTTCTTGAGGCGATGCAAGAACTTCTAACAATGATATTAGATTTGTATTTTTCTTCTTCTTTTTCATAATAGATAAACAATCTATGATAATAAATCAGCGTTTTGAGTAAAGAATTTTATTTTGAACTTGGATGAGTTGCTTTCTGCGGCGCTCTTGCATTAAAAGCTCACCATTCTTCGCAGACTCACTAAGAACTCGACCACGAACTACCTTGCTCTCAGCAAATAAATTCTCTTCTAATTCATTCTCATATCTAGAACCACATTCCTCAAGTTCTTCATAATCACCTCTTGGTCTTACATCACCTTCGTCATCTCTGCCATCTCTGCCATCTCTGCCATCTCTGTTACCTTGTTTGGGAAATCCAAGAAGTCCAGCATCAGTAGAATGATTTCCATATGTACCGTATTGTTGTTCTTCTAAACCGAAAGCTTCATCAAGATCTTCTTCTAAAGTTTTCGATTCTTCAACTTTGGGAGCGGGGGGCGTATCTACATTTGGAGCAGTAGGATCGGCAGGAGGAGTAGCATTAGGGGCAGGAGTGGCTTGACCGGCTGCTGGTGCGGGTGCGGGAGGAGTAGCATTAGGGGCAGGAGTGGCTTGACCAGCAGGAGCAGCGGGCGCAGCACCAGCGGCTGGGGCGGCAGCAGGAGGAGTACCTGTACCTGTTGTACCTGTTGGCGAGGCATTTTCTTTAGTTAACTCTTCAAGAACCAAAGCTCTAATGGTTTCAACAATATTATTTTCTTTTACCATTTTTTTAGATGGCTTTGCTTCTTCATTTAAAAACTTTAATAATTCATTAACTCTCATGTTATTCTCCGTAGCAATAAATACTTCTTTCTTCGGCTTTGTACTAACCCAATTTGGTTTTTTTCCTTTATTTCCCGCTGCACGCTTTCTTTTAACTGCACTGGATTTTTCTTTTTTACTCATACCAGCAGCACGAGAGGCGGGAACACACTTGGGATATTTCTTTGATTTGCTCTTCTTACGTACACCCTTGCCAGCAGATGCACCACAGGAAGGATGACCCCCACCCTTTTTTTTACGGCTAATATCTTTCCAATCTTGAGCGAACCACTTTCCAAGACCTGAAGCAGCGTAAACTTCATATAGTATTTCTATATTATCTTTACTCATCACTTCTTCTTCTTCTTTCCTTTAGTTTTTCTCCAGCCGCCACCTTTACTCTTATACCACTTGGATGCCCAGGCATTTGCATAGGCAGAATTACCAGTAATTGTAATCATACCATCTTGTTTCATTAGCCAAGTAGAATTTTCCGTTTGCGGACACCAGACATCCTGAATTATATCTGGCTTTGTAAATACATTGTTTGTTCCTTGAGAATTTCTTGTAGAAAAAGTCCAATCTGTCATTGTAGAATTATATTTTTTATCTCTAAAAGAGACTCGATATCCTAGGAGAGCTGCACAAATCTCTACAGCTTCTCCATGATCTGAATTTTTTTGACTAAATCCATAACGAATTACTGCCTGCTCTTCTTTGCTTTCAGATAATTTTTCATGTCCATCATAAACAATTGCCGCAGCAAAAAATGCTTCACGCTGTTGATTTGTCATTCTTGTAACTTTTTGCACCCAAGATTCACCATACTTTGAGAAATTTTCTAATAATATTGGACCAGAACTATTATTCTTCATTTTAGCAGCAGTTATGATCTTCATTCTTTTATTAATATCTTTTGCTTCTACTAAATGGTCTTCTTTCCAATAACGATAGCCTCTTTTATCTTCTTCATTTATATCTGCCCAATTCTTCTTTAATACCCATTTATGATTTGGAGTACAAACAAAATTAAAATTAGTTTGCGGAGTATAAATGTTTATAGTTTCAGCATCTTTATAAAAATGCAAATGCTGTATTGTTTTCCATTCTAAACAATCTTCTGAAATGTTATAAGTGCATATAACATCACCAATAGATAATTCATTATATGTTTTCCAGCCATCTTTAGTTAAAGCTTTAGAAGCTAGAGGAACACAAGGATATACATCAAATTTAGCTCGGGCAGCAGCTTTAGCTCGGCTCCATAAAGCTTTGTTAGTAGGAACATTTTTTTCTAAAAGAAGTTCCGTATTAATAACCTCATCTAAAGAAATAGATTCTTTTAAGTTACCAGCAGCATCTTTAGCAAATGGATCACGTTTCTTTTGCTTTCTCCATTTACCACCCATGCTTCTATATATTTCTTCTGCACGAGCAACAGCTCTAACACTTGGCCAATTCATCATTCGTTTATTTGTTTTTAAATGAAATTCTTCTTTAGCCATTCTTTTAGCTTTTGCCCAAGTCTTTGGTTTTGTTGGTCTAACGTGTTTCTTGAATTTTTCTTTTCTTTCTTCTTTAGAATTAATACAGAACTTGGCTTCTTCAAGAGCCTCATCAAGTTGAACAATTTCAACATCCTTCAAAATTCCTGGATCATTTGGATCTAATTTGCGTAAATCAGCTTGTACGTTTCCTTGACTTCTTTTAAAAGCTTTGGCTCCGCCTAATCCTGTTTCTGCTGGAGATGGTAAAACAATTTCAGAAACAATTGCATCAATCATTTCATGAAGAGCTGTAGTAGACCTTTTTCTTTTTGGTCTTAGCTCCTTTTGCTCTAGCGGTAATTTTGGTGTTTCTAAAATATTTTCTTTTGTCATAGCTTCTTCATCCAAAACTTCTTTTTCTTCATTATAAGTATTTTCTTCAGGCATCATTGTCGGATTTTGATGCAATTGTAGACGACGACTTCCCATAATATCTTGAGTAGCCATACTATATTGATCTATTTGTCTCATTCGTACTTCCCAGTCATCTGGAACATACTTTCTTGGAAAACCAATAGCCCCCATTCCTCCTAATGGATTGATAGGTTCATCAAGATATGGTTTTTCTTCGGGAGGAATATAAAGTGCTGGACGAGCTAAGGAATTAACTTGAACATTATTTGCGCCGCGCATCATTGGTCCAGAACCTGGAGTTAACAATTCTTGTAATTCTGTTCCTTCATTTTCCATAGATTGTTGAGTTCTTACAACAACACCTACTTCTTCTGGACTAAGATCATTCCAATTTTCCGTTTCGATAGAATCTATTGGAGCAAAATCTAATGTTGGTCCTAAGAATTCTAAAGGTTGTCCAGATAATGGATCTAAATTAATTTTACCATCAGGATCCGGGACATGATCAACTTGCATAACAAGAGCATTGGGTTGAGGAGGATATCCTGGAAGATCTCTATAAAAACCATCGGAAGGTTCTCTTTCAAGGAGAAGTTCTTCTTCTAAATTTTTTTCGTCTTCTTCTTTGATTGCGGCTGGAGCTGGTAATCTTGGATTTAAATCAAGAGGTTCCAATGGCGGAAGTCTACGATATTTGTTCATAACCCAACTTAATCTATCTATATCAAGAGGATTGTCTTCGTTTTCTTGATTTGCAATTGCTTGAGTAGCTGGATTTATTACATAAAGTTGTCGAATCCCGCCAAATCCATATGGACCACCTCGAAAGGATGGATCACCCATTGGATCTCCGGCATTTTCTAATAAGTCTTTTAATTTTGGAGATTTGCTCATATGATACCAATTTAATTATGGTTTCCAAATTAACATATCGTTTATTTAAAAAGATTCATGGGCTATCATATAAGAATGAAATATTTCTGTTTTGATACCGAACTTGGCGGACTAAAGAAAGAATATTCTCTTCTAACCTTATATGGACAAATCTTAAATGAAGATCTAAATGTTTTAGATGAGATAGATCTTAAGATTAAGCCAGATGATGGCATATATAAGGTTAGCGCCGATGCATTAAGCATTAATAGAATTAATCTTGTTGAACATGATAAGATCTCTATACCTATGTCAGAAGCATCTGGCAAATTTAATAACTTTATTTGTCGCCATTCGATGAATTCAGGGGAAAAAATTATCCCAATGGGACATAACGTTTCTCTAGATATTAAATTTGTTAAGAATTATCTGATTTCTTCTTCTGAATGGGATAAACATTTTTCGTATAGAAAAATGGATTGCCATTCGGTTGCTATGTTTTTAGGTTTTTCTGGCTATTTACCAAAATATGATTCATACTCACTAAAAACTTTGGCTGAACACTATCATTTAGATACAGATGGTATGCATGAAGCCAAGAAAGATGTTCAAATAACAACTCAGTTATTTAAGCTAATGTCAAACAAACTGAAGGAGCTAAAATGAAGTACAGCATTAACATTGATCCTCGTTTAAAAATTCCAGAACCAGAAAAGCATTGGGAATTTCCAGTTGCTCTTACTTTCTCTGGAGATTTTACCGAGGAGAACTGTAGGAAGTTTATAGAAGAATTTAAAGCAGCAGAAGACCATGCCGTAAAATCTAAGCAAGGTGTGCTGCCAATCGTTATCGATAGTTACGGAGGAGATGTTTATGCTCTGCTAGGAATGGTAGATATTATTAAAAATTGCCCACTCCCAGTAGCAACTATCGTTGAAGGTAAAGCAATGTCTTGTGGAGCTGTACTGTTCTCATGTGGTACAGAAGGATATCGATTTATTGGTCATTGTGGTACTGTAATGTTACACGAAGTCTCCTCGTTCTCTTTTGGAAAGAATGAAGATATCAAGGCAACTGCTAAAGAAACAGATAGACTTAATACATTCCTCTTTAAGCTGATGGCTCGTAATGTAGGAAAGCCAGAACATTATTTTATCGATTTATTGCATCAGAATAAAAATATTGATCTATTCCTTGATTCTGATGATTGCCTAAAACATAATCTTGCTAATAAAGTTGGAATTCCATCGTTTAATATTGCAGTTGAAATGAAGATCGACTTCAAGCATTCAGGTTGACAAGCATAAGTCATATGCTATCATTAGTATATGAACAAGAAAATTTGGACAGTCATCTATAGTATTGATACTATCAAGCAACACGAAAGCATTATAGCTTCTTCGAAAAGAGAAGCAGTTCATAGAATTATTAATTCTAAAAAGCAGCTAATTAAAATTTTAGATGTCTTTCTAAGAAATAATATTTGAAGAATTGCTTCTCTTTTTCTTTTCTGGAATAAAGAAGAATATACAAATCAGGATATTTAAAACAAGGATATAGATATGTTTAAAGAACTATGGGATAGCCTAACAGGTCCAGCCAAACTTCTGGTCGGTTTAACCGCCGCAGAAACAGTTATAAACGTTCTTACAGACAATGGCGGCAACCATCTTCCAGTGAAACAAGCAAATCTAGATCCTCGCAAAGAAAGATTGCGTAACTCTTCCTTTTATAAGGATCCAATGACTGCTTTCTATAATCTAACTCCAGAAAATCAACAGAAAGTTCTTGATTGGGCTAAACAACATAATCTTACTATTGAGGAAGTAATTAGAAGAGTAATAGATAAGTAATGGAAGATCCATCAAAAGAAGAATTGAAATGGCCATTAGGGTTTGTATTGTTGATTTATATGTTATTGTTTGCCCTGTATAATCATTGTTGATGATGAAAGAGTATGTAATTAAACTTACTTGGCAACCAGAAACAGGTAACTTATATAAAGTAGAAGATCTGGGTGGGCATCGTCTTAGCTTAGAACCAAAAGCAAAATTTTATTATTATCAGAAGCATTCCTATGTTGTAGAAGACAAAAGGCTTCATCTTAACAAAGATGATATCTTCCTATTTCTCGGAGAAAAACAACGTATCCCAGAATACTATTCTTTCTTTAAGATTCTAAATAAAGATCTTGTTTGCTGGCTTATTATGCCAGAACGATTGTATGAACAAAAACATAAAATCATTAATCCAATTCCTTTATTATAATATATAATAGATTCAATTAGTTTAAAGGAATCCTTATGAGCGAAGAAACAAAAGAAACTACTACTGCTACCACTGAACGTAAAACTTTTAAGTTTAGCGACGATATTATTGCTCTTGTTAGAGATCTTCTCCAACTTTCATTGCTTACCAATAGCAATATCATTGATCATCTCAGAGCAGTTGTTGTAGAGACAGAAACAACTAGACCACAATATCTAACTCTTACACCTGAATATGTTGAAGCATATAATGCTCACATCGAGAAGCTTAATAGCGAAGCACAGGCATCTGCTGCCGCTGCTCAAGCTCGTCTAGCATCAGATGACCAGGAACAACCTTCCTGAATATTCTATATTCAATTTAAACAGTTAAAGGCGTTCTTTATGGAACGCCTTTTTATTTGATTTATTTTTAATAATAAAAACGCCGCTGGGAAATCTAAATCCAAGCGGCGTCTTTCTTTTAAACGTTTAACTTATAAAGATGTGGCTACAAAGGTTTTTACTTTCCAGATGAACCAAAACCTTGCTGTCCACGAATAGATTCTGTTACTATATCGGTTTCTTCCATAACCACTTCACCCATAGTAGCTACTTTATAAACAACTAATTGTGCAATACGTTCTCCTTTTTTAAAAGTCTGAATTGTGCCTGGTGAGAGCGAAAAATCGTTATAATTAAAATTCAAGCAGTTAAGAACAACGCAAATTTCCCCTTTGTAAGTCGGATCGATAACCCCCCCGGTGGGAAAAATGCCAGATACCGATAATCCAGAACGACCTTCAATCTTCATAAAAATACGATTTCGATCATTATCCATTATTGGCATGTCAGCAAGTTGAATATTAGTTTTAATTTTCTTAGTTTGTCCCGACTTAATTGTAAAGTCCTCGTCACAATAAATATCAAAACCAATATCACCATCTCTTATTGCTGTTGGAATCTTAGCTGTCTCCGACATTTTCTTAAATTTAATGTTAATAGTTCTTGGTGCTTTTGGTATTTGTGGATCAAACCAATTTCTATCTAACGTTTTGTAATCATTCTTTGCAACCGGTTCTTCTGTTGCAATTCTAATTGCATCATTTGGATTATGTGTATTCATTTATTCCTCTTGTTTGTCAAGCATTAACCTGTTGTTCCGCAGCCATTTCTCCATCTGTTAACCTTTCATATGTTGAATGCTCTTCTAGACTTTCTTCTGCATTTAGAATTAATGCCGCATCCATTAAAGCATTGATATAATCAGAATACTCTGGTTTATTGACTACCTTCTGCATAAACTCTTGTTTGTAAAACTTAATTTCCGTTTCTATTTCACCAGTCTTGTTGTTCATAACAGTAAAAGTTTTCCAAGCGGCATCCCCAGAAAGATTTACTGTTTTTCCGTTTACCTCTACTCCCCGCTTTGAATTCTTACAATACTCCCGGAGAAGATCAAAGATTTCATCGTTTTCATAGATTCCCTTGCCAAACATTATTTGGAAACCAACCTTGCGGAATGGTTTGGCAACCTTATTCTTAATAGTTCTTGCTGTTACATTAATACCAATTGTATTTTCTTCTTTATCCTTTATTGCTGACCCGCCATCAAGACGAATACGAACAGATGAAGAATATGGTATCGCCATACCACCAGATGTTGTAGTCGGATCACCAAACATAGTATTATGTGAAAGAATGCCGTTACTTAAATACGAATGAGAATCTGCGACTTCTAAATCTGCAATCTCTAATTCTCCATCGATTTTTGAAATTTCAAATGAAGACCAACCTTTTTCAGTTAAAACAACATATTCTTTTTCATTTTGAAAAATTGTTCCAACTTCTTCATATAAGGGGGAATCAGAGCTTATATGCTTTACATATATTTTGTGTTCAGGAGAGCAGGATAATGTATATGACAATGCAGTGATAATTTTCATATGAACTGCATTTTGTTTTCTTATAATATTTTTAACATCTTTCCAAAGAACATTTCCTTTTTCGTCTAAAGTTTTTACTTCCCATCCTGTTACTGGGATTGGTTGATTTGTTGGCATTTGTTCAAATTCATATCCCATTTCATTGAACATTTGTTTTATTGTTTCATTTTTTATTTTGTTACAGTAAGAATATTGAATATTTGTCTCAGGTCCAACACAGCCAATTTTCATTCTTTGTTGTGATACAAGAACCAACAAGACTTTCTGACCACCGATAACGTTAGCGATCTTTCTCATGCCCTTAGATAGAACACGGGCTTGTAGACCGATGGTATTCTGATCATAGTCACCTTCCAACTCTGCCTTTGGAGAAGACTGAGAAACGCTATCCCAAATAACGGTAACAGGAACGTCTTTGGTCATTGTACGGGCTTTAAGGATAGTGCTTTCAATAATTGAAAGGATTTCCTCTGTACATGGAGTTTGAACGAATACAAATCTTCTTGCGACATCAATTCCCATATTAGAAAGAGTATCTGGATTGGTCGCATTCTCAGTATCAATGAAAACAACTATACCACCCATTCTTTGGGTGGAACGTGCTATTTGAGCCATTAGGGTTGATTTACCGATACCTGGTGGACCTTGTATTTCTACAATACGTCCTTCTGGCATTCCCCCATCTCTACGATTAGCGATGATATAATCTAACTGACGAGAACCGGTAGAAATCCATCTACTAACATTGGTAGGAGCATCATCGCTTCCTAAATTGAAAGCAATTTTTTCATTATGAGTTTTGTTAATTTCTTTAATTAATTCATTTGCAAAGTCTTCTGTCATAGAAGCTTCTGCGGTTGTTTCTTTATCTTTTTTTGCGGGGCGTGCCATATAAACCTCTTGTTTGATTAATCTTAACTGACAAAAATATAAAAATATACCATAAAGAATAAAATAAAAAGACCATGTGAAATTAACCACATGGTCTTCGTCCCTAGATATTGGGGAGGGATGATTATCTAGAGATCAATCATCAAGAGCAGAGAAGGCTTCATCAATCTTCTTCTTACTGGAAGAAACTTTCTTTGCTGCTGGCTTTACTTCTTCTTCGAGAACTTCTTCTTCTACTGAACCAGAAGATTCAGATACTTCCATTGACTCAACAATAGAAGACTTAGAAGCTAGGAAATTCTCAATTACTTCATTTAGCTGCTCTGGATTCTTTACCTGACTCTTGAAGATTTCTTCAAGGTTTGGAATACCAGCTATAACCTTCGTTCTATCCGCCTCAGAAGCCGCTAGAGGGCTTGGCTTACGACGGGGCTGTAGTTTGATGTCCTTAACTGCAAAGCCGTTAAAGGTCTTTTCTGTTGGCGTAACGGTTACAGTAAAATCATAACCATTCTCTGGATGCGTAAGATCCTCATCAGAATAATCTGGATGAGCAAAGATAGCATAGAGATCCTTTAGCATTTTGCTATTGAACTCCCATAGCTGAACACCTTTAGCCTCTTCTCCTCTTACAAGGATTGGAATATAATAGCGTTCACGAGGACGAAGCTGAGTAAACAGCTTCCATGAAGACTTGCTGCTACGATCCTTACGAAGATCGGTAAGCATATCAAAGATTGGATCTGGCATACCAAACTGTGCTGGTGCTACAAATCGTCTCTCTGAGAGTAGACGGCTATCATAATAGCTTACCTCCTGTACCGGCTGACCATTTGAATCACGGTATGGGAGAATTCGGATATCATGTTGACCAATCTGTGGCTTCCAATACGTAAGCTTTGGTCTATTCTTATTTTCCGTTGTTAGAGTTGCTGACTTGTTTCCTGAGAGGGCTGCAATTTTACGTTTAATAGCTTCGATATCGTATGACATATTTATTTTTCTTTCTTTGGTTAGGGTTGCACTAATGGCGTTAAATAATAAGTTAAGTTGTTAATAAATGGGTTGCACTAGTGGCATATATAATTATTTGCTTTGTGCAACTTTATACCTAAAAAACAGTCAAATAAGGGAAGTAATTCCATTATTTTTAATGCAAACAGTCCTTACGGAATGCTGCAAAACAATTGATAGCCATGAATCTTTATAAGATGGTACATAGCTAATAGCTTCTGTGGATCTTACATTAAGAGACATGATAGCTGCAATTTCATCTTCGGTTAATGGACAATGAAATTGATTAAGCCAATATAGAGATCTGGTAGCAACAGATATATTGGATAGTTCTGAATTAATCTCAAATAGCATTCCCTTTTCTCGATGCCATTGAGAATTTTGTGGATAATAATAATCTTCTTCAAGATTACCTAGTTTACCGATATCATGAAAAAGACCAGTTACAATAATACTATCGGTTGGTACATCAACATCATATAGCTTAACTAAATCTTTCATCATTTTAGTTACATTTATACTATGCCAAATTAAGCCGCCGGTAAAACATCCAATATATTCTTGTTTTGTTGAAGCAGGACAAACAGGTGCTCTATCTGCTACTTTTTCACAAAGATCCAACAGGGCTTCTCTTTTTTCATTGTTTTCAATCTTAGAAACAAGATTTTTATATAAAACCCAATTGGCTGTTATCTTTTGTATTAGAGGTGAATCGGTCATACATCTAAAATAACAGCCAAGAATATGGGTTTAAACAGTTATAAATATTAAGTAAATCTACGAAGACGAGCAGGAACATGTTCTCGGTGTTTACCCTGGAATGCTCTTGTCTGAGGATCATTGTGATGAGCACCCTTAGTTCCTGCTTCGTTTCCGTTGCTATTTGTTTTCTTAATTTCTCTTTGAATTCTTTCTATTAGCCATCTTTTATATGTCACAGGAAGATGATAGTAATCATGCCATGTCATACCAAAATAATATCCTAATAGAAAGAATGGCTCAAGGAGTAGAGCTTCTTTATCTTCTGGCGTTAGGCCAAAAAAACGTTGGTCCCATTGGCAGGGACACCTCATCGCTATGATCACATGATTTACAAGAAAAATTAATCGTCATGTTGACACCAGGTTCGTTTTCATCAATAAACTTTCGAAGTTCAAGAGAATCACGAGCTGGCATGTACTGAACGAACTTGGAAACAAATGAACGATCTTTATTGTTTTCTATTTCAACTATAGAAGATAGAAGTCTGCTTGTAATCAAATTGTCATTTACAAGACCTTTCTTCTTTCTCATTTCCATTTGCTGTAACATTTCTTCTTCTTCTTTACCAGTCAAGAATTTAAATTTAACATTCTTCTTTGAAACTGGGAGAACAAAAGAGAATAGATTTTCACCAGGAACTGATGGCTCTAGTTGTAATGGTTTAATAGGAAGCTGAGTAAGATCAATCTCAAGTTCATTCTTGAACTCACAATTTGGACATTGCATTATTGGATTATATTCTCTACCATAACCAGAAATTCTTACAGCTATCATGAGTGCATTTCTATCACCAGATAGAAGAGAATTAACATCAATATTTGGATCAATTAAACAACTCTTAAGAAGTTCAGTAATAACTGTACCTTTCTTAATAAGAGCACGACTCATTAAGATGTCTTCATCTTTAGCTGTCATCGCTCTATATTCAATTTCACCAGCCGCATGTAATGGATGACTTACAGCATATACTTTACCAGCAGAAGGTAGTGGAACTGCATCAATTGGAATTTCCATTCCTAATTCCTTCTTGGCGTATTCCTCTCTTGACATACCCGGTACAGCCGTAGCAGATGCCTGTTGGGCAGCAAATATAGCATTTCTTAGATTTCTCTGTTCTTGTTCTTCAGACATTTAGATACACCTCTTTGTAGAAAGTTTATAAGTATTTGTATAGTTGTATATTAAAAAAATTATTTATGGCGAAGAAATACATGGATCTCTTATTATTGTCGCCAATGAATTTGCCATCTCAACAGGATCCGTTGTTAAATTAAAAATTATCGCACAATCATCAAATGATGGTACATATAGACTTTCAACCACAGCAGCAAATACTTCGCCGTGAGTAAGAGAAGCGCACATCCTACCCTCAGTTATTGGAGGAGTAACCCAACTCTGCCCTTCTTCATCAGTAAATAATATTATTATACGAATCGTATTTCTACGCCATCCTATTGGTATAGATTCGGTCGCCAAAAGATAGACAACATCATAAGATGGTTCCTGTCCAACACTAAAACTAAATGATGTACTACTCAATACAGAATTAAAAGTTGAAAATGGAACCAAGGGACTAATCAGTTCTGCTTGTCCATCAATATGCCCTGGAACAAATACAAGACCAAATCTAAAACTTGCTTCAGAAGCAAAGCTTGTAGTAAAGGCAGCAGTAGCATCCCTAACTGCATCTATCTCGGAAGACATACTCCCAGAAGTATCAATAGCATAAACTATATCAAAACCATCATTTGATACCCGTAAACACTCTCCAGCAATCATAACCCCATCAATACAACCATCACAATCATTGTCTATGCCGTCACAACCATATGTCCCTATTTCATCAACAGGTGAGATAGAATCTAAACATACTGCCCAGTCTCCCTGAGAGCAAACCTGTACTCCTCTTCGACAAGGTGGATATATTGTTATGTCCGCCGGAGTTTCCCTGTCATAACACCATCTTGATAACGGACCTCTACTATCCCCATCTATATCCCCATCACAGTCATTATCAAGATTATCACATATTTCTGGAGTGCAATCTATACGAGAACATCTCCCACGAATACAACCAAATCCAGACCCACTACGACCACATTCCTCATCAAACTCGCAAATAGCACCAGCAGGATCATATGGTCTACATACACCAAACCTACACTCTTCCATTAAAGAATCACACGGAGGAGAATTCCCACATCTACATTCATCCCCTATACATCGATCAGATATTGAATAAGGACAAGAATATCCACATGCTCCACAATTATTAAAATCATCTTCTATCCCCCCATCAAAAGCACATACAAAACTAGGAACATCAAAAGACGTATCCATTGATGCATCAGGTATATCTTCTGGATAGAGAGTACAACAAGTTATTAATAATGATAAAATGATATTAAACAATCTCATGTCAATATAATTCAACATGAAAAATAAAATTTATATCATTTTAAAAATAAAGTTATATGACTCTCTCATAGAGAGCATTACTACAGCCGAATACTTTCCAAACCTTGTTTTCTTCTGCTACCTGCTTTTCTGTTTTATCTTTTGTAGCACGAAATTTAAAGCGGGGATATCTAACCTTACCATCAGTATACCAATAGTTAACACCAGTATCTTCTTTAATCAAAGAAAATCCAGATTGAAGATAAACATTTCCATACCCAAATCTTAAATCACAATAACTTATTATTCTTCTATATTTTGTTTCTGGAACTAACCAGTTGTTAATAGAATGTTTAAGCAGTTTACTAAAGCCTCCTCGAACATTTGTATATAATTTATTAGCATATCTCGCTATCTCAATAACATCAGGATTATTCTTGATCCATTTCTTCTTTTGCTGAGGAACTCTCCATGAAATGGCTGCTACAATATCTCCTCTATATTCTAATCCAAAATATTTGCTAGCAGGAACATTCCCTGAAATGTGCGATGAATCAAAAAATTTATGAGCCTGTTGAGGTTTGATCTCTACTACAGAACACTTTCTTGCATCAATGTTTTCTATATTGTTAGATCTTAGTCGGCTAGATATCATAGATTTTACAATCTCAGATTTACTCTCCCATTCATCAGAAAAGATATGAAAAAGAGAATAATTTATCTCTCTACATTTTTTAGTCTTTTCTTGATGGTGATTCTTTCCAACCTTTTCTACATCGTGCCAATATAATCCATTATACTCAATAGCAAAATTCTTATCCAAAACTACTATGTCTAGCTCTTTAGGAGAAATAAGAGTTCTGTTATTACGTTTAATGAGATATCCTAAACTTTCTATATAGTTTCCAACTTGAATCTCATCTTTTGAAACCATAAAAGGATAACAAAATATACACAAACCCCCACGCTCATATGCTTGCAGCGTCTTTTCTTGTTTACCAAAACATTTAATGCATTCTAATTTTAATTTTGTATGCTGTCTATTAGTATAAGATTGGTAATCTGATAAATAACGAAATTCATTCGATCTCAATTCAATTCTTTTATTAAATTCATCCTCTGATATTGTTTTCAATATAGAAATTTTTCTTTTAGTATCTTCTGTATGTTTACGACCATAGAAATGATTTGCAGAACCAGCAACCGATAAAGATTGATTATATATTCTGACATCATTCTCTTTAGTTAATCCTTTGTTCCAAGTTTTCTTTATTTTGCCACCGGTTTTACCTGCCGCAGAACAAGCTTCCTTGGTATGGGCTTTACAATATTCTTTAAATTCAAATGATACGTATCTTGTAAATTCAGAACACAATTTACATTGCGGACGAATTTCATCATGAATATATTTTATTGTATATTGTTCAGATGTAAGTTTATGTTTATATTGTATATGGGTTGATAATCCCTTTAGTGTTTGAAAATTTTCATTACATATTTTACAATTAGTATTAATTGTCATGCAAACCTCTTATATCATATTGTACATTGTCATTAAGGGTTTGTATAACTTAAGAAAAAGAAAAAGAAAAAGGGCAGCATTTCTGCTGCCCCTTCTCAGACCCCTATTTTATAGGGAGATTTCTCAGATTAGTGAGAGGTCAAGGACCGTAACGGTTCCGTAGAAGTCCGAACGAACCATTTTCTTGCCGTAACGAGTCATCACTCCTTTTCTGGGCGTGAAATCCTCCTGAGCGTAGATAACTGGGGTAAGGATTAGTGGAACGTATGGTGCGTAGATATAACCGGATTCAAGGAAGGTATTTCCTTTAAGACCAACAAGGATCTTGTTGGCTGGGAAATATGGATCTTTGTAAACGGTGTATCTGTTGTTAAGCGTACCGACAGATTCTGCACCTACGGTCATGCTGTCACGAACTTGACCATCGCTATCGAGGCGGTAGGATGGCTTGTAAGCAACCATGTGTTCGAAGATCGTGCATACGTCTGGTGAGGTAACAACGAAGTTACCGGAGCCACGTAGGGTCTTCTTGTGGATGGTGTTTGCAACGTCCGTAACGGTTTCAACAAGTGTTTGATACCATTCTTGGATATTGACAAAGGCTTGTGGACCTGGAGCGAATGCGGAGCTTTGTAGAGCTTCTGCACCAGTGAACTTGTTAACGATCTTACCTGGAGCGCGTGACCAGTAAAGGTTTGCTGCGCCAGCTTGCGTAAGAAGGTCATTAAGAATTTCACGGTCGATATCAAGCGTGATCATTTCAGATAGGATGTTTGTAAGTTCAACTTCTACGTCGATTGAGTAGAATGCCGTGAGGTCTTGAGCCATTTCTGGGGACCAACGTGCGCGGAGCTTACGGGTCGTTGCAGTTACGCTGGTTGATTCGATACGAATGTCAACATCTGGGATCTTTGGAGAAGCATCGACAGCGAAGTTTGATTCGAAGGATGGAATCGTTAGCGTTGAACCATCGGAGTTAACTGATAGTGAGTCAGCGATTGCGGCAGAACCGGAAGCGTTGATTGTGGTACCAGCAGTGACGAAAGATGGAGAGGTAGCATTTTCAACACGTAGAACAAATAGTACGTGGGTACCATTGAGTGGATCTGGCGTAAAGACAGAACCATTCCAGTTACCACGACGATTTGCTTTACGAAGGTTTAGGATGCCCGTACCACCTTGATATCCTTCGCCCCATGCACGTAGCGTTGAACCACCAACGCCACCCGTGCCACCAAGACCATATAGAGCAACTTGATCTAGATTTAGTAGATCAGCGCCGGAGATGGCAGTGGTGATTGAAGAGGCTGAAATGAATAGGAAGGAGTAGTCAACAAGATTTTCAGCAAGATCAACTTCAACTTTTGAATCGTAGTTGACGAAGCGTGCATTGTAACCACCGAAGTCAGAGGAAGCGGAAACTACGCCGTAGTTAACCCAGGCATTGGTTCCTGCTGCCCATGCACCCATTGCGCCAGAGTGAACAAGAACGGTGTTTGAGTTCTTGTGAACTTTGGAGTAACCAGTGCCGACTAGATCGTATTGACCACCGGTTGCAAGTGAACCAGAGCGAACGCCTGCGCCGCGTGGATTGTTATAAACAGATTGACCACGAGCATAGGTTGCTGCTGAAGCTGAATCGCTAAGAGTAACGCCTGCATCGCCACCATTGTTATTACCATAGGTGTAATCTAAGTAGAATAGTAGACCGGTTGGAAGGCTCATTGGTTGTACTGAGACAACTTCATTTGCGATTAGACCAGCGAATACTCTACGAACGATTGGGAATGCAACGTTAGTAAAGCCAACTACTTGACCGGAGGAAACTAAGCTACCACCACCTGTGGATAGAGCATTTGATTCCTTTAGTAGTTCTGCACATTGATTCTCTAGAAGAGAAGCCATGTTGTCACGTTGAATGCCTTTAAGACCTTCAAGTAGACCGGTTGCGCCCCATTTCTTAACAAGGCGTGGTGAGTCAGCACCAAGAGAGCGGCGGTGTACGCCTTCTGCTAATTGTGATAGTGTAAACGTTTTCATTATTATCTCCTAAATTTATAAACTATTTCTTTGGCTAAATTATTATCAATCGTCTTTGCGACCCTTAACGAGTAGCGCCCAACGTTCTGGGGTTCCTAGTACAATATCATTGGCTTGATTTGCACTTTCAGAAATCACTTTGAAGGAAGCTGCTCCAGAAGATACTGGGGCTGATGCACTTCCTGTACGAACTGCACCTCTTGTTGCTGCCTCGTTAAGCTTATTCTTAATTTTAACGTATATTTCCTTAGCCTCTGCGATAGTTTGTGCTCTATCAAGATGTTCAACTATTACTTGCTTTTGTTTCTGAGAAAGATCTTCTCTTTGTAGGAACTTGTTAAGTAATAGAACCTTTGATAAGAATAGGTTCGTTTCGGCCATTTCTGATTTCATTGTTTGTAATTCTCTGTTACGAGATTCAGCAAGCTTCTTAACTTTTGAAGCTGCGTGAACTGTTTTGTGAAGCTTGGATTCAAGAAGACGGGTTCTCTTGGATGCACGGGAACGGAGAACAGATTCATAAAGACTTTCTTCCATTGCTCCACTGCCATAAAGCATTGGAGGAGGCTCTTCTTCTTCCTCTTCTTCTTCCTCTTTTTCTTCCTCTTCTTCCTCTTCTTCTTCCTCTTCTTCTTCCTCTTCTTCGTCGTCATCCATCGACATTTCTTCATCGTAGCCTAGATCTAGTTTGACTTCCTCTTCTTCTTCT